TCACAATCACCTGGATTTACTGTGCTGCCTACAATAAGAGTTTTTCCGGCAACTGATCCGGGATGAACTCGAAAGTCGTCAACAACCTCATCAAGAGCTGTAACATCGTAGTCACCTTCAGGTGTAGATGGTGTAGCAACCATCACATAAATCATATCACACTGATCAATAACTTGATGATTATCGATTGTGAATGTGATGTTTTTTGATTCAGCTAATAGTTCAGCAACCCCAGGTTCTACTGTTGTGGTTGTTTTTTGTTGTAGTTCTTTTACATATTCTTGTTTGTAGCTGCTAGCAAAGACATCGAGTCCTTGCTTTTCAAATACCAGCGCATATACAAGCCCTAGTTTACCGACACCTATTATACCTAAATTCATACTGTATCCTTATTTGAATTTGTATTTGACCACCAATCTTCCCACGGAAACACAATCCATTGCGGATCTTCAAATTTGTTTATTTCAACAGCTGAATAGTTGGGCACAAGTTCACATTCGCTAGATTCGTTATGGAATAACACAGCCACTCGAACAGTATTACCCCATACAGTATTCCAGGCACTTTCTTCACCGGGCAAACAGCTCGATTGCCAATCTTGTTTGATCCAATTGATTGTGGCACCGCTATCGTTGATGTCATCTACAATAAGAATTTTCTTACGTAGATTAAGATCCCATCGTGCTCCGGTTACACCTGATACTTCGGGGTAATTATAACCAAATGCATCTTCTGCCATCCAAAGATTGCTTTCGGGTCCGCTATCGCCATCACGTAGTCGTACATCCAATGTGTACATTGGTACATCTAGGTATTGACTAATTAGATTACAAGGAACTAGTCCTCCTCGATTGATTCCGACTACATAGTCGGGTCGCCAACAGTCAATTGCCATTTGTCGTAATAGCTCGTTAGTTTGTTGTTGAACATTGTTCCATGATAGATATACTTTTTTCATTGTTTAGCCTTATGCCATTTGTACAGACCCCACATGCTCATGGTGGCCCAAAAGATTTCTAATGTGATGTTTGCAATAACCGGTTTAAAATACAAGTTAATGCCCAGCAGTATTGCTACCACTAGGTTAAGAAAACTGTATAAAAACCCTTTTGCATTTAAGCGATCTGTTTGCAATCCCCAATATGTGCCCACCAGAAGTAGCATTCCACATTGCCCTACAATATCGCTCCAATGTAAAGTATAATAATCTATCATATCAATTCAATCTCTGCATATGATTGTTTACATCAGACTCTAACATCTCTTTCCACGGATCTCTTTTGCCGGCATGAACTTCTTTCCAATGCGTCATGTCATATCCAATTTCTTCTAACCGATCAGACAATATGTTTGCATCTTCGATGCGTTTGATTCGAAACGTGGGATGGTTAAAATCAACAGGGTTATTCGGGTTACCTTCTAGCATAGGACGATTTTGATATATGTCATCGTTGTTGTTGCCGGTGAGATCGAATCGATCATGTGTGACTTTGATGTCTGTTCGTTTCATAATGCCCATCATCCATGCAATTTGACTGATGTATGCATCGCTGAGTTGATGTTGGCTTAAATGTCCTAGCCATTCATACCATTCTCGTGGCACAATAGGAAAAATCGAATATGGGTGTTTGTTATGAGTATCAAATGCCTGTATACAAAATTCGTCAACTGCGGCTATATCTCGATCCCAGCCTGGATGATCCATTATTGCATCATCATTCCAAAATACCAGCCATTTACCTTCAGCATGTGCTGCAAGACCGTTGACATATTGATTTAACTTTTCGTAGCCCATTCTTGGCCAACTCAACACTTTATATTTGCTACCGGCTGCTCGTATACGAGGTATTACGTTTTCAACACACCATTGGCTACTGACTTCGTCGTCGTCATCAAATGCAAACAAAAACTGAATACTAGCAGGATCGTCTGCTTGATCTAACAACGTAGATACACTTTTAAATAAAGCATATGTTCTTGCCCTTGTTGGCAACAAAACACTAATTTTTAAATCCAATTTATTATTTCCTTTTAAATCCACTATCCTGCCATGCCAACAGCCAAGTTATCCCAATCAAGGTCGTTGTCTTTTTTATAATTTCCACGATCGGGTATGACATGTCTTACTCCCCCGCGAGGATCTTTCATGTCTCCGGTCAATCGAGGAATTAAATGCACATGCGGATACATTACTGTTTGTCCGGCTGCTTCTCCGCTGTTGAGCCCAACATTGTATCCGTCACATTCGTTGTTGTTGACTAGTTGATCGCCGTAGTCAACTGCCATCTTCATTGCAATACCAATTGCATTTGGGGTGTTGTCTTTGGGAACAAACAACAGATGCCCAGGAGTTACTGGATACTTGTCTCGAAAAACTGTAACAAGAAAAGTTGATAAACCATCGACTTGATCAGTCCAAGGAGCAATACCGTCAAGTGCTGCTTGGTGTAAAGATTGTACCATCAGCAAGCAAACTCCTGTTGTAGTTTAATGTTGTCAAAGAACTCTTTCTTTGTGCCTGTATCTTTTTCGAATGCACCTTTTAGCACAGTTGTTTGTGTAAGTGAACTATGTGCCATAATGCCTCTGTTTTCGCAGCAACCGTGTGTGGCTTGAATGTAAACACCTACATGCTCACTGTCTGTTGCTTGAGAGATTTCACGTGCAATATCCATTGCAAGTTCTTCTTGCAGCGTACCACGCCTTGCACACCACTGTGCTAAACGTGTGTACTTACTCAAACCAATTAGTTTATCTGCAGCAATAATACCAATGTATGCTACACCGTTTACTGGCTGGTGATGATGTGAACACATTGATTTAAGTTCGCTGCGTACAACTAGCATACCAGGATAGCGGTCATTGCCATCATTTGGAAATGCTGTTGCAGGAGGACGTGTATCGTAGCGTCCTGCCATAATTTCATTAAAGTACATTTTAGCAAGACGTCTTGCTGTGCCTTGTGAATTAGGATCGTTGTGTCGGTCAATTACAAGTGCGTCTAACACACCTTCGAATGCCGCTGTAGCATCTTCAATAAGTGCTTCTTTGTCGCCCTTTTGTAGGACTTCCGAAATGTTGTCGCCTGCCCAGTATCTAATACCAGCGTCTTCTAATTTTGCTTTAATTTGTTCTGCTTTACTCAATTGTTTCTCCGATGTTAAGGCAGTGGATTGCCGTTATTTGTATCTAGGCGTGCCAACTCTTTGATAATATAGCTATCATAATTGTAGTTTAACACAATATCCTGGTTATGGTCAAATACTTTTTGACATTTCTGGATTATTTCTTTTGGATCCTGTTGCATAATTAGTTCTACCTGTTGCCAAGCCATTTCTAGTCGTCGGTCAGGATCAGGTTCTTGGTCATAGCTTTCATCAATCACACAATCAAATGTTTTAAATCCCACTTGCTTTAGCAGTTCAATAATACCAGTGTTTCCAAAATGTATAAAAAGTCTACGTCCCAACAGACACTTGGCTGTTTTTTCTGTTATAATGGGAATACTGGCATGGTCGTGTGTTTCGCTAATCACACTGAACCAAGATTGATTGTATATTCGATAAGGCAATAAACTATCAATATTCACTTCGTGTGGTAATCCGTCAACTTCGGTACGATAGCTGTAGCTGTCATCTAAATCATGACCGGTCAACCAGTTTGTAACATTATAATGTTCGGTGCCGTGTACAGCTTCTTGACCATACATGTTTAGAATAAAACGATCACGATATTCGCTGTTGACTATTCGATTGTACAACCAACGCCTTGCAGTGCGTGGTGCACCTAGTAGTGCATCAAACCAATATTCACGTTGTTGTGTATAGTCAAGCAGTTGATGATAATTTACTTCTTTTTCGGCCCGTTGCACATACTCGATCCAAAAAGGAAAAAAGTGCCAACGTGGGTGATCAAGTTTTCCGGATTGAAACAAGTGTACTCGCGGATCTCGAAGTCTTGATACATCTGCCCAACCTTCACATTCAAACAAGAATATGTTCCGAGCTTGTTTCCAACCCTCAAGTGCTTCAATGTCTGGCATTTGCCAGCGTGTGTGTCCATCGTGTTCGTGATACATTTTAATCAGCATTGAAGGAGATTGATCAAGCCCGGCTTCTTCCCACCAGTATCCATCATTGGTAAATTGTGAAATATCTTCAATCATCAATTTGACTTTTTTCTTTCCAAATGGTATGCATGTGTTTTAATTGATCTGTATTTAGGCCGCTTTCTCCAAAGTAGTCAGAAAGTTGTTTCATTAATGCAATGTATCCATCGACATCAATCAATTGGCCTAGTTCAATTGAAGCAATTGCTTGAGGATCGGGCTTTTGATTGACAAAAGGCTTGACCCAATGCTGCTCAAGTAACCAGTTGTAAAAGAAATCGTCGTATGTGTCATGGTCTGTAAGTTCGTACTGATTTTGATATGCAATTGAATTTTTTCTTGTTTTTTCATCCCACGCATAATCAGGATGATCCATAGTACTGATTACTGTTTGAGAATCCTCTTGCCAAAGATATAGTTTATTACGCACAAGTTTTTTATAAGTTTCGAGATCTTGACAAGGCAGTAATAACTCAATCCAACGAGCTTTTTGAAAAAAATCAGGCACAGTAGTTTTGTGCCAGTGATCTGTTATGATGTGTTTTTGTTGCCATTGTTGATGAAAATAACTGTTGGCATCACGATCAACGTGTTGATTAAATTCTTTGCATGTAAGGTTGTTGTTACGAAACCAACGTCGACTATAAAAATTTAATTCCCAAGGTTGGTTTGGTTCAAATGTTACCCATTGATTGAGTTGATCGGGCCAAATTGAAGAAAACCAATCCAAATACTCACGCTGTTTTTGGTCAACTTCAGCATCCCAATGTGCAACAGCATCAAATTGACATAGACTTGTTAGTATAAATTTGCCGCCAGCACCGTTTGGGTATCTAGTTAATAAAAATTGATCAGTACAATAATCCGTCACCGGTTCTCTCTACGATCGTATGCTTCGCCGCTGGATTCATCAAACCAATAAAGACTGCGATGCGGAGTTGTGGTTGGTTTTGCATTGCTATGAAAATAAAACAATCTTAATCCGTCGCGGCTGGCTGACTCAGGACATGCAATTGGATTAGGGTGTCCGTGAACAAGATTTTCATCATAGTTCCATAACAACAAGCGATTGGGTTTTGCATGAATTTTGTGTAACAGTTCTTTACGATCAAAACTCCAAAATTCAAGTCCGCCTTCCCATTCATCCTCCCATTCTCGACTGACGTACAAAATCATGCTTAGACTTCGATTCAATTGTAACTGTTCGTTCCAATTAAAGTCAGTATGTAATTTAAGACTATTACCTGGGCCACATCTCATCAATCCAGCACCAATCAAATGCGGATCTGGAATTAGTTTTTCTAATCCTGTGATTCCTTCTAACCAATGAACAAATTCTCCACTGTTAAAATTCATTACTAGTTCACGTATCAACGGACTAAATTTCATGTTGTTACATTCTCTCATGTAACTACCGTTGCGTGTAAAGCTATCCCAAATATGCAACGGTATTTCGTCTATTTCGTTTTGTACTGCTGTTAGTAAATCTTGAGGTAAAAAATCGTCAAATGCAATCCACGGCACAGGTGTGCCTTTGCTGTAGTCAAGTGCGTAATCTTTTGCCTCGTATTTTTCAGTAAGCAAATTTATGTCAATAATACTATTCATTCTAATTCAAGTTTTTTAATAGTCTCTAACGGTAAGCTCACTGGATGTTCAAAACAACGTTGCGGAAACTCTTCAGGTAATGTTTCAATTAAGAATGGTGTATCTTCAGGTGACTGTCCCATTGGGCAGGAACAAATAGCTAAGCCGTTGGCGTCGATTTCACAGTTCCAACTAAAACAGTTTGATGCATTGTATCCTTGCTTGAGTTCTGCTGGACATTCTTGTATGCTTGCTCGCATGTCTTTTGGATTGTGTGAAAAATCATTCTGTTGTCTTGGGTATTCAAACCGTGGCCAAAATGTACTCCATACATGATTTTCGTCTGTGGGCTCGCACGAACCTTGCATATTTCCTGCATTAAGGTCAGCAATATTTTTACCTTTTAAGATAGGACATGTGCAAATCACTTCTGGATATTCTACACCTTGGCTGTTGACAACTGTGCCTCCGGTTGGCTTACAAGCACTTGCTGCACACAATGCAAACTGTCCTTCGCAAATAGTAAGCTCGGGTTCATCGGCCTTTGCTGTAATAGTAAACATGCTGAACACAAATAGTGTCAGTAAAAATAATAGTTGTGCAAATGCTTTATTCATTGGGTAATTCTCCTCCATATAGATAATCAGCAAAATTCAAACGATTGCTCGACCTTCCTCGATTGTAAACGTTCCAGTTGTCGTCACCAAGACCAAATATCACACATTTGCTTGGCTCAACATCGAGCTGTTGACAAAACTTTAGCTGTGTTTGCTGCCATTTCTTGGTATTGTAATCGGCACTGTACAACGACATTAGTTCAATACCTATACCGGCAGATATTCTATTCACATAGTTGGTTTTGTGATGCACCAACATGGGATCGTCATCATCTGTTCGAGTCAATCGCATTCCGGTTCGAGCATGGCTGATGGGAAAAGTTTTGCTGAGACTAAAAGTAATATCGGTGATTGATTCTCGATCAAAGTCAAATTCAATTCCGTTGCAAATTCCGTAAAATGCACAGTCAACCAACACTGGAACACCCAAACGATCACATTCATCTAATACCCTTGACATGTCTGGGTGTATGTCTCCAGTGTCACTAAACGGCATACTAACAACAACTGCATCGTTGGATCGAATTTCGTCGTCCTCGATTCTGCACCAATCTGGAAAATAGTTTCTCCAAGCTGCTGCATGATACATGTATTCTCCTCGATAACAACGAAAACGCCGATTGCGATTTTTTAAATAAAATTTATCAAATCCTTCTGTAGTGCCTTGTCCTGTGACTGCTACAGGAAAATTACCAAGTCCGTGAAATTGATTAAGCTCGCTTGCCAATATCCAGTTTCTATAATCACTCACAAATTGATGATGAATATCTCGATCATTTAACCAAGCAGTCACTTGTTTATCTTCTACAATTTGATCAATCACAGCACCAAGCATGGGATCAGAAACTGCTCCTGCTCCTGAATATGGCAAGTGTTTGAGATTTTTCATTACTCCGGCCATGTTATGCGGCTACCTGGTTGTGTGACTTCATGTACCAACTCCACGCATGTGTTATCATATCATGCAACGTGTATTCGGCTGCCCATCCTTGATTGACAAGTCGATCATTGACTGCTGTCAACTGCGATGGATCTCCCGGACGTGCCTCACCAATTTTGTAATTGAGTTTTTGTCCAGTTACTTCTTCAGCCATCTTGATTACTTCGAGATTAGAAACGCCGTGACCGATGCCGGCATTGTATACGCCGCCTTCAAAGTCAGACTCTAGGGCCATTCTGTGTGCTCGTGCTAAGTCAGCAACATGCACATGGTCTCGCACACAACTACCGTCTGGGGTTGGATATGTGTTTCCAAAAAGAGTAAATTCACCACCGTCTCTAATGCCTTCTAATACTCTAGCAATAATGTGTGTTGCTCGTGGTTCTTGTCCGTGCCTGCCTTGTGGATCAGCGCCTACTGCATTAAAGTATCTAAAACTCACATAATCAAAGTTGTAAGCAGTATGATAGCTGGCTAACATCATGTCTGTCATGAGTTTGCTTTCGCCATACGGACTCAACGGTTGCGGCGGATCAACTTCTGAAATCGGAACCATTACTGGTTCACCATACACCGAACTTGAACTTGAAAAAATAAATCTCACCGAAGGCATGTGCTCAACAACAAAATCCATGAGTCGTTTGGTGCCAATCACATTGTTTTCGTAATAGAAAGAGGGGTTTTTTACACTCGGCCCAACCAAGCTAGTAGCACCACAGTGTACAATAGCATCAACTCCTGCTGCCTCAATAGCACGGAATGCGTCTTCAGTGGCATAACTGGCAACAACTTGTTGATCAGCAATTCCTTGTAAATGTTCTGGTGGCGGCCGATTGTCAATTGCAATTACACGATGACCGTGATCCTTGAAATCCAGTAATGTTTCACCACCAACAAATCCTGTAGCACCGGTTATTGCAATAGTTTTACTCATATTATTCCTCAATTTTGTTTACATTAAATTTAGCATCAGCTACATAATCTCTATAACGATTTCCATTACGCTGCCATTGTTCTCCGTTGCCTTCGACAATATCTATGATTCGATCAACTGTACCGTCTGTCCAGTCACTGATTAGACCCATGTTATGATGCGGTTGCTCTAACAAGTTGTTGAGTTTTGCTACAGCATCGTCTTGGCTCCATGGCACATACAGCCGGTCAAGGTCGTTTGCAAATGTTTCCGGGAACGAACGATATGCTGGATACAATACATTTGCTCCCAGTGTGTCAGCTTCACTCACTGTGTTACTTACCCAGTCTTGCAAGGCACAGTTGAATAATACTCGTGTGTCTGACAACATTTCGTAATATTGGTTTTTACTGAGATTTTCATAAATTTCAAGTATGCCTTGCGACTCTAATTGTCTTGCACGTTCAACATAAGCAGCATTGTTGCTGCGTAAAGCACCGCCTTGGAAAATTGCAAACTTGGTTGTTGGATCGATCTGATTAAATCTTTCTGCTAGATCCATGTAGAAATCAGGCTGCTTCTCTTGATCAAATCTTGCTGCAAATCCAACTCGTCTTGTTCGTTCTAAAAACGGTTTTACTTTGTTGTCAACTCGTTCTAAAACTTCTTGTTTTCCAAATGCCAAACCCGAGATGTTATAAATTGGCGCAGTCCAGTTTGCAATACGCATGTGTGCAACCATTTCTTCGTTGGTTGCAAGAATATGTACATTTGGAATTTCATTACACATCTGTTCATACAAGCTCATCCACTTGCTCATACCCCAAACATGTACAAAATCATCAGGGTCTACAGCTTGTGCTAGACACCGCAGGTATATTCGAGGACGCTGTTCTTCAGGTATTTGACACATAATGTAAGGTAAACTTTCCATACCGGGCTGGAACATATCTTCAAAATAAACTACATCTTCCCCACTACATTCTCCGTTGCGCATCATTTGCACTAGATTCATGAGCTGACTCATACCAAAGTACGATCTCCCGTGTGCATCTAGAACCTGCCCCACACTAATTGCTTTTGTATCATCAATTGTGGTTCCGGGTACATTTACCCAGTTGATACCTCGTCGTTCAAAAACTCGACGATTCCATTCGGTGAGTTGTAATGTGTAACGGGCTTCGTAACTTTCGAGTCCCATATAAAATAATTTTCTCATCTATTCTGAATCCTTGGTCTACCGGTGTAAATGTTATTATACTATCAACTGTCAAACAAGTCAAGTGTTTTTTCATCAAACTGGTTATTGATCTCATCAACCCATACATTTATTTTAACTAGTTGTCCGTCGATTTCTGAGATAACGTATTCAATATTGTTATCTCTAAAAATTTTCCTCAATTGTTCTAAAGTTAATGTTTTTTGCATTTTTACCTCTTAGTGTTTATACAAAAGTTTGTGTAATTCAGCAGCATTGGTTGGAAAGATATTTAGGCCGTCGCATTTAATCTCAAAACCTTTTTGTCTCAACCGCTGTTGCACAATTGCTTCGGCTACAATATTCATTTCTTTCCAAGCAAACTCTTTTCCTCCAACAGCCGAATCGACGATTTTTGCCACGAGATCAAACTCATCAACGACATACTGTTGCGCAGTTTTCCAATTGCTAGCAAATTGATCAATCGGTGTTGTGATTTGAAGTTTGCAAAAATCAAGCACTGCTTTAAACGACTGTTGTGGGTGATATAAAATGTCAGTGTTAGAGATAGTAAACCAATCTGAATCTACTGAATCGATAGCACAATTGAGTTCTTGAGCATATTCCGGATAAAAGATACTCAACCATTCTCGAAGTTCCCATGTTTGCATTTGATTCCAGTTGGTATAATTAGGATTCCATGCTCGAATATTGTGACTGTTGTTACCTACAATAGGAGCAAGGCCCATTTTTACTACTGAACCAGCACAAACTTTGTGATATTGAAATAATAAATTAATTTCAACTGCTTCGAGGTTGGGTTGATAAATTAAAATTTTATAATCTTGCTGCCATGAAGGCAACTGCCGAAATAGATCAATCAGGTCTGGTAACTTGAGTGTTTGCAAAGGATATATTGGTGTTGTAATAGAATTATCACCGAGTGATAATATTGTCTCAACATCATCGACCTCGGTGATATGGCACTGTTTGTCAAACAAGTGCATAGATCCGTCAGCTAAAATTGGTAAGTCAGCTAACGGATCGATTAGGGTGGGTGTCTTTAGCACATATTCTATTGTGCTACCAAAACTACCACATCCGTAAAAAACATGTATCATCTGTGCCTACGTTTTGCATCAACTTCCCACATGTTTTTTGCTGGTTTGTTTTGAAGAAATTTATTATATTGTTGCCAAGAATAACTTTTCCAATTATATAAATCACGCTCGTTAAAGCGATAGCCAAAATCTTTACAAAATTGTAAAAAATTGTCGAGATCGTCAAAAATTTGGTTGACTTGAATATAAACACCTCGGTTGGCTTTCAATGTCATCGTGTATATTCCTTGTTATTTTTACAGGTTTATGTTTATGTTTTCTTATTCAGCAGATACAACATCATAATGTATAATTGCACCGTTTTCTCCATCTTCGCTGACTTCGATCCAAACAGTTCGATTAGGATATTTTCCTGCTACTTGTATATATAAGTCATCTGCCATCATCTCACAACTTTTATAGTCAAGTTGCAATACACCATCTCGATAGAGATTCTGCAACCACCGTTTGAATTGTATAAACTCAATGTCTCTATCGTTGTGAAACACATCTATCCATACACGAAAATGGAATATGTGTCTGTGTGGCACACCTAGAAACGAAACATCATATTCATCACCGGTTGCCAACATAGGATCATCAGCTGCTGCTGGATATCTATGAATGCCTTCGCGTTGAAATGTAACCCAAATTTTGCGATCTGCGTGTTGCTTTGCTACTTCGATGCGTTCGCGTTCTGCTTGGTTCATTTTAGCATCTTCCTCTCTTGTTCTGCGTAACATATATTCATAATAACGTTCTTCTGTGCGATTGTCGACCATTTTTATTCAGTGCCGATGTTTTCTTTAATTACAGCTGAATCACCATAACCTTTTGCATCTACCAAATCAATTTTTACTGGACCGTATATTTTAATAAAATCCTGTTCTATTTCAAATTCGTGATCACCATCAAATATCCATGCCTCGCCTGATCGACCTTCGTCATCTTGTTGTTCACCTTCGATGTATTGGCGAACTAGTTCTTGCTCTTCGGCATCCCATTCTCCATCAAAATCTACCCAGACAGCAACAAGATCATCAAGCTCTCCGCCCCAACCCAAAGTAGGATCACAATGAACACCGTCACGTAATTCGTATTCAAAAACTGCATCATCGATTTCTCTAAAACCAACTCCCCAACGATATCGAAACTGTGCAGTAAACCCTTTAAGATACGCACCTTGGCTGTCAAGCTGATATGTTTCAATTTCAAATTCAATACTTTTTTTATCGCATGGTGTTATTCGATACAGTGTTTCTACTTCAGTCATTGAACTTCCTTGTCGTTTTTGTATTGTGACCAGTCTGTGAATTTGTCTCTTGCCATCAAGTCGTGCAAGCCATGACACCAAACACCTGGATTTGATTTGTTAAAATCCTTATCGTCAAGTTTGATCATGGTGTTGTAGTTGAATAATTCGATGTATGGCAACGAAATACGAATTTGTGGGATAAATGTATTGTGCTCACAAAATCCAGTTTCGTGAAACGGTTCAATATGTGTAATAGGAATATCTAAAGTACATAAGAAATTTCTCTTAAGGAAATAATAGATCATGTCTTCCCAGGGTATCCAGCTGTCTTCGTCTGCTATTGTAGGTGAAAAGCTATGATTGGCACCAAAGAAAATGTGTTCACATGAGTTCGATCTATAGTGTTCTTCAATATCTTCTATAGACTGTATGCCAACAACAAATAGTGTTGGCAATCCATATGCAGGTGTTTTTTCAACTTCGATGCCTGTGAAAAAGTCAACTGTTTCGTGTCCTGGACGATCCATTGCTTGCTCCTTGCTTGAGTGTTAACAGTTTAATTTCGTCTTTGAGAGCTAGCCTCTGCTTTTTTAATTTTTTTATATATTGTTGATCTACTAGTTCACGACGTTCGATGTCATCAATTTCTTGATTGAGTTTAGAGTGTTTCTTACGTAACGAATCAATTCTTGCTTCGCTCATATCTATCTCCTAGTCAGTAGTCATTTCAAGATTATCTAGCAGTTGGGGGTTGAGTTCTTGGACTAGCTCTTGTTCTTCTTGTGCAGTGTCAAATAGTGCATTAAACATTGTTGTTGCGTTGACTGCACGTTTTCCGGTGTAACCTCTTGTTCCTATCACTCTTTCCCATATATTAGCATGATCGTCTATCAATTGCAAGGACTTTTTTCTATCTTTTTGTTCAAAAATTCGATTAATTAATTCACGCACATTATACTGTGGGTCCAATGGATGCAACAACATGTCAGGACCCAACCCTGAATCGTATACTCTATTGGCACGTTGCACTGCTTCTATATGCATCCAAACATTATGTCCCATTAGCAATGCATAGCTAAAGCTGTCCCACGAAGTTTTACCTTCTTTACCAATTTTATTTAGGTCACCTGGACCATACCAGCAAATATCTCCAGCTGTCATTCTTGAACTAATTGGTGAATCTTCGAAGTTTTTATGAATACCTTCTTGTATCACAGCATCGCGGAACATACGTTGATCAGACGAGAATTTTTTATTGTCAATAGTGGGTTCCATTCGATAACTCCACTTTTCCCTATCTTCTGTGACAATGCTATGATATAGTTGTCCATTTGCTGTGGCAAGGAAAGGACTTGCACAGTCAAACGAAATAGTAAAGTTGGCATTGTGATTTGCTCGTACTGCACGTTGTAGGTCTGTTAGTATAACTGCCCATTCTAATTTACTGGTACCTAAAAAGTGCATCCAGTCGTGTACGCCCTGTTCAAGCAATCCATCGTGTATCAGTGTAACCAGTCTGCGTAACACCAAGTGAATGTCGCACATGTTTTGTCCACCCATTGCCCAGCCATTGAAATGACGCTCGTGCTTGTCGGGATCGCAATAGTGCTTCATTGTTTCATACCACGAATCAGCATCAGCATGATTGGCACCTTGCAATACATTTAGTATTTTGGTATCGCCATAACGATTTGCCATCCAGTAATCGTTGTTATAGTTGGTGCCTGTGACTGCATCTTGATAACTGTAAATGCCGCTTGCTTTAGCCCACTCGGGGTTGGTACTTGTCCATGTTGGAATATCCATTGTCATTGCATAATCTGCAATACCCATTTGCCATTCCAACACTGCATCTCGTTTCTTTTTTGCATTTGGGCATTTGGGATTGGCCCATTCACCAGGCCACACACCTTTGGCAATCTGAAACCCGCCTGAGTCAGCTAATATAAAACTGTTGGGATCTCTATCACGAACCATGTCTTCTTTTGGAACTGATTTAGTTAAATCCAAGTTGGCATGTCCAGCTGAATACAAACTCCACCGATAAGGAAACAGTGCTTTTTGCGGATTAAGCCAGTTCAGCTGTTCCATGTCAGTTATAGCAGTGGGCATTCGATCTGCTGGAACATATTCTTCGTGTCGTTGTCGACCGATATAAGTGGCATAAAATCCGCTTATTGCTGGCAAAAAAACAGCATAGTCATTTTGTGCTTCGGTGAGGTTAGTTTTCATCTACGTTTATTCATCTCTGTTACTGCAATAACATAAAAGCCACCTATAATAATAGCTAGTATACTAATTGCTGTTGCTAGTTCACCCATTTACTTGCTCTGTGCTGGTAGTAGATATTGATAACGAGCAATGCCTGAATTGACTACAATTTCGGCTGCACCTTCATTGCTGATACTCATTGTTTTATCGCCAGGAAGATTTAAGATACTGATAATACGTTGCACCGGCCATGCCCATTGGTGTGTTAATGCACCAGTGACACCAGTTTGAAATACAAACTCTCCGGCATGTGTTGAATGATCACCAAAGTAAAAGTTTAAATTTCCGTTTTCAACACGAACTTTAAAATTGTCTTCTTCGGCATTTGCACTAGATTGCATTTTGAGTTTTTGAATAGATGCTACTGATGGTTCAAATTGAATATCCCAGTTGACTCCACGAAACTTAACAGTCTTGAGCTGTTCAGCAACTACTTCGGCTGTCATGAACCGATAATCATTTTTAAAGTCGCCGCTCTTGTTTTTAAAATGCAAACCCACTGGCACTTGTTCGCCGTTGCGCTCTTGCCGGCGTACAGTAATCTCAGCATCTTCTCGATATTCTGAAATGTTAAGCAATATTTTAAGTTTGCTCAAGTTTGGCATACCAAACGTTCCAATAAAGTCAGCAACCGGAGCGCTGAATTCTCCAGATACAACCACGCTTTTATCTTCAGCAAGTGCGTCAATTACTGTAGCTGTGTCTGTTCCGGAAATTTTTACTAGGTCAATACAACCCAAGTCAAACGTGTGTTCGACCAAGTCCAATAAGTGATCTCTCATGATACTTCACAATCCTTTCTTGTGTGATTTTAATTATAATACATTTCGACAGTATAGTCAATTTTTTTGGCAATTTATTTTTTGTTATTTTTTAATTTTGGACGTATTTCTGACAGCACCTGACCTCCACGTAGATTGTGCCTTGACCCAGGCTTGAACAATTCAACCCAAGTTGTAGCACCGTCAAGATAGTGGATAGTTTCAACTGTAAATCCAACTTCACGTGCATAATCTAAAACTCGCGACAACGGTGTATAACAAGAATAATTTCGTTCGCAATTTCTTACACCATGGTGACGGTCACAGTCGTTGATGGTAAACATCATTACACCACCAAATGCCATTAACTCGAAAAATTCTGTCAAATATCTTTCAATTATTTCAATTGATTTAAAATTAAAAAAGTTATATGCAAACACTACATCAAACTGATAAGTGGGCAGCATTGACATCATTTCATTCATTGATCTTTCAGTGATTACATAAGGTCTCAACCTTGTTTGATACACCGGATTAAAGCGTTCTATAGCCGGAGACAACAGTGCCCAGTTGGTGTCTACTATGTACAACGGATCCAAGCTCACCATTGAACGTATCCATTCTTCTCTCCCAGGACGTAAAATAAGTCCAACATGCTTCCAGTCGCAGTAAAGGTTGATTCTTCCGCTTACAAATTCCACTTGTTGTTTTTCAAGTACTGGACTACGGTCGAGTATGTAATCGTGTGGATCGTTCAATCCTTCTTGGTAAAGTTGTTGACTTTTTTGGTAATATTCTGGTTCTCGGGCAACAATATCTGTTTGCACCCGATCACGAATGCTGCCGACATTTGCACTAAACAAGTTAATGTGTTGTTCGATATTCTTAAGCTCGAATCCAACTGCATCACATAAATCATCGTAACGTGGCTGTGTAACATCAAGGTAATTCTTGATGGATCGAGCTTCTTGGGTAGATTGCTGAAGCAGTTGTGTATGATCGATTCGATCTAAATAATTACGAAATTCTACTATATCACTTAAATTCATGAAAAATCAAATAAACTTTGGAACGTGTTATCTGTGTTTGTTGCTGATTTAAGATCCCAATCCAACACACCTAACAGGTTACTAATTTTGCCGTCGATTACAGTTTCTTCCATTGCTGCATCATCAAATGGCAATTCACAAAACCACTCGGGTAAATGAAGTTCATCGGTGGGATACGCAACCGATGTCCAACCCATCATGTTTGATTTTAGTTTGCAAACAATCACTTTCATTCCATCAATAATCTTCATCGAGTAGTTGTCGGAATTCATTCTCCGTAATGTATTCCAATTCATACCAGCTCTGACATGGCCGGGCATGTTTGCTTTACCTTGCTTTTGCTCCTTTTGTGTATACATGGTCAAGTTGTTTACACGCTTGGGGGAGCCTTTTTCCCACCCCGGGCGTTCTTTGAATTTGTACTTAAAGTCGCGTATTTTCTCAACAATTTCATCTCGGGTACTACCGGTTAGAGTATCATACAAAACATCACTTAAAAAGTCTTGAATAACTTTTGGTGTGTCTGACCGCTTCAAGTCTAGACCCATGGCTTTTACTTTGCCTTGTTTGCCATCAACATCAAGTCTTCGTCCTTCGAGGTCTATAATCATTACTGCATATCGCTTTTTAGTAATAAACAATCCTCGAGATGCAACTACTTCACGGCCGCCAACAATAATTTCTCCCATTGACCTTGGAGAATGAAATGCTTGCTCCATAAACGCCGGGAAACTTTCGTTGACTTGTTCAGCAATGGTGTCATACAACTGTATACATGTTTCTTTATTCCATGTCATTGCACCGCTTTCGACTTCTTTTTTCAACACCGGCCACGCACTGAAATAACACGAATCTGTATCACCGTATATGATTGCTTCGCCAACATGATCATATTCGCCTGTGACAATTTCGTTTACCTTGGCATCCATGTGTTTGGCTATGGCTCTACCTGTAAGTGTAGTTGATTGTCCGATGCGTTTGTCAAAGAATCTACAACCTGGATTCAAAATAGCACCATACAAACTATTCAAGTTAATCTTCTTAACCAGCTGCCTTTTATCCCAGTACTCTTTTTCGCTTTCGTCACATTCACGCAATGTCTTTTGCATCACTTTACGTTCGGCGTACCAACGTTTTAGTAAACCTGGAATAACACCTTCGACTTCGTATGTGAAAATTGTACCGTTTGCGCTCAACAACCAGGGTTGGTTGCTGTCAAATATCATTTTCCAAACTTCGGCAGCTGAATGTACAGTTTCGGTATTGTCTTTCCAGTCGATAATCAGTTCGGTATCGCGACGCTTTTCCATGACAGCCTCGTATTCGAGTGTACCAAACAATCCTTCCCATGCTGCTGCAAAGCTCATTCCTTTTTCCTGCCGATCGTAAATATGTCGGTCAGTCATTGTTGGACGCAATTGTCCAACAATTGTTTCGGGAGCCATATTTAAAGCTCGAATAGCCGATGGATATAGACTGTTGATGTCAATGCTGCCAATCCAATCGTGCATGCCTTTTTTGGGATATGCAACATATGCTCCGGCAGCTTGTGTATCGTTGCTGTTTCCGTCTCTGCGGCGTGATGGAACAACCATACCACGTTCGTGTGCTTCATTGATAATTGCTTGTTCTGTAACTGCAACAGCACCCATTGTGGTTGGCAACAACACTGTATTTTCGTGTGCCAGTGTGTTTGCTAGATCTAAAAACTTTAATTTGCGATCCATTTCAGCAATACCGTTGACATCTTGCCGGTTATATTCAATAAACTTCTTAAAGTTTTGATTGTATAACTGATCCAGTGTACCTTCGAACTTGGTTTTGCCTTCGAGTCCTTCGTATTCTAGAATTGCATCCAATGCATAACTGTGTCGTTCTTCGTATGTGTATTTGCGGTACAGTTGCATGTAATCCATGTGTACTCGACCAATCAAGTCAAATGTAATATTTTCTGCCCCAAATCGTTCAAAAGTACGTTGCTTTGGTAGTTGATCCCACAAACAAAATTGCCGTGTATCGTCTTTGCTGAGAACACGAGTAGTCCGCATCACAGTGTACGGAATATCATATCCCTCGCTGTTCCAGCCAGTGAGAACATCTGCTTCTTGAATAAGACTCAAGAATGTTTTAAGAAGTTCTCCTTCGTCACGAAAAATATAAGTGTTATCAAATTCACTGGCAATTTCTTCAGCAGTTTCGTCGCTCATGTGTGTGGGAGGAATAGCCAAAGTCACCAGCTTGTCAAGCCAGTCTAGATATAAAGTGATAGCAGTAATTGGATTGAAAGGATCATCGGGAGGAGAAAATCCTCGATCTTTGTCAAAATCAACCTCGATGTCAAAAAACGCAACATTCATTTTTGGAGCGTCTATACCTTTGTAATTTTCCTCTAAGCAACGAAATACTGGATTGATGTCGGCTTCGTAAAACTGTTTGCCTTTTTGAATGGCCATTTCTTTACGAAATTCTTTGTTGCTGCGAGTGGAAAATCTTGACACCGGTGTGTTGTATATTGACTTAAATTTACCCTTTGGGTCATCATAATAAAACACATAGTTAGCCGGGTATTCGGTGAAATATCTTTCACCGTCACGACGACCAACAATGTGTATACGATCGCGATTGCGATCAAACAGTGCATCAATATAACTCATGTTTCTCCTGTGGCTTGTGGCCCACTAACCTTTTTACATGCTGGTAATGCCAGCGACTCAGTACAACGGTATTTAGGCCGTTTAACAGCCGGATATACAAAACATAAACGGTTGACCTGACTGTATAAAAGTCAAAACAAACAATCCAATAAGCGTTTGCATGGTGTTCTCCTTGTGTTAGAATTACTATACAAGTGTACACACCTTTTTGTCAAATGTCAAGTTAAAAATTTACCACAATTGCCTGCACGATCAAGATCGTTTGTGATACAATGTATGCCAGCATCCCAGAAGTATTTGTGTCTAAATGGTTGTATATGTACTTCGATTCCGTATCTAGCACAGGCTTTTTCGACAATGTCGTTGTGTGCGCTTACAACAATATTTTTTGGATCTACTACTAAAATGTTAACATCAAAAACAGTTTCGTGTACTTCTCCGACCCACTCATCAAAGTAATGATCAACCATGTCAATCATGTTTGGATCTTTTTCAAATCCCGGAAAGAACCACCTTCCTTTATTGCGCTTCATACTCCATTCAAATTCTCGCATGTGTGCATAATCACTGGGAGGCAGGTAAACCACTTCCCAGTCCGGGAATGTGTCTTGATAAGTGGGAATGTCGTTGAGACTGATGATCAATCCAGGTGTTACTGGACAGTATACAGCATCACCGTGTCCTCCTGCATTGACAATTTTATTGTTAGTGGTGGGAAAGTTAGCATTGACTTGGTTGAGCAATGCTGCTTTGTCATCATGAAAAGTTTGTGTTGCAAAAAACAAATCTTCACCTATACGACTGACAAAGCATCCGTTGATAAAGTCAAGATCTGTCTCGCAAATTTCGTTGCCGCTGTCACGTATTTGGTCAAAAATATGTGTGTAAAATTGCAGCTTGGCATCTAGATGTTTTTGATCGACTGTTTGAAATTGAGCAAATCCTTCACGAACCTCTTGAGCATGTTCTGGAAATGCATCGTAAAAATCACTGGGACGTACATAATCACCCCACCAATTCTGTTTGTTTTGTCGGTAATAGAGTCCCCATGCATGACTGGCATTGGGTACAGTGGGCACCCAAAATTTGTTATGAATCATTAAAAAGTAATCACGTGGTGCAGTAGGAGGTTGTACCCATTTGCCGTCGATATATAATGTGTTGATATCTTCAGGAAACTCGGGCCGAACCACATCGACACCAAATCGATCTTGCAAAAGTGATATAAGGCTTTGATAGTCTTCTTCGGTTTCTTCGGCAAGTTTTTCAAAACGATTACGAGTTGCACTATTGGTTATCCAAGAATAAAACTCAGGGGGATAAGTTCTTCCCACTATACATTTTTTCAACGGATCCCAGTGCTGATATACTTGCATCATTACAAAGTACGACCCACCGTTTCCATGATGTTTTCAAGCAACGAATGATCTTGTTTTTCACGACCAAACTCGGCTTTGTGTGCTAATCGAATAGCTTTTTTGAGAACATTGGGTTTGATTTCCATTTCCTCTGCTACTGCTTTGATTGTGTCGTTAAGTCCACCGTTGAGAGCTTCAACTTCGTGCATCACTTGCATACCTTCGTTAATGAGCTGAGTTAGTTTGGCTTTTTCTTCTGTGTTGAAAACTTTATCGTTCATTTAGATCTCCTATTAAAAGTTAAGTGTAATATAACACACAAAATGAAATTTGTCTAGCACTATGATAGTCCACCAGATAAAAATATATCCGGTTTTGCTTTTATTCGATTTAGAATATCTTGTGCTGATTGATATTCGGGATGATTGGGATCAAACACATCGTGTTTATGGAATTGATTACCGAATGTCCCCCAGTCTGTGATACGCCCATATTCAACAACATCAGCACCTAGTTGTTTTGAATAGTTATAAAACTCTTCGATCTCTTGATAGTTATCGTATTGAACAACCATACGCATGTGAAATGCCATTTTAGTTTCTTGCTTTTTTTGCTGCAACCATTTTAAGTTTCTGTTGACATTATCCCATTTGCCGCCTCGTCTCAACTTTTCGTATGTGTCTGCACGGGCTGCATCGGTAGTTACAGTTATCATACTGACTCGGTCAGACATAACACCCAATCGTTCCCAGCGATCTGCCATTAA